TAAATATATCAAAAAAATATAAAAATCTTTATGTGGGATTGAGTGGTGGTATTGATTCGGAATATGTATTAGTATGTTTTCATAAATTAAAAATTCCAATAATTCCTCTGATCGTTTTGTGCGAAGGAAATGAGGAAGAAACAAAATACGCATTTAAAATATGCAAAAAACTGGAAATAAAACCAAAAGTCATTGAATGTTCAAATATTCAAATTATAGACATATGCATTAATTTTATATTCAAAAAAATAAATGGTATAGGATTTGAGTCTGCAACTAGAGTTTTCGCTGCACAATATGTTAAAAATAACAATGGAACTTTAATTTGTGGTGACCATGTTCTTGGAGATGGTGATGAAAACTTGATAAAGGATAGCGAATATTCTATGAATGAATATGATGGATATAATTCAGCGCATTATGGGGATGAAATTGGATTTTATTTGTATACGCCTGAACTCACGTATTCTATGATTAGCGGAAATACTTTAGACGGCGAAAATATGAGCTGGAAAGAGTATAAATCTAAATTATTCGAATTAGAAATGAGAGAGAAAATTTGTTACAATTATCCAGAAAAAATTAAAAAAATAAATCAACTTTTAATTAGAAAAACAAAAACTAACGCAGGAAAGCGTTGGAAAAAAAATGAGATTCTTGATATATTTAAACCATATATAATGCAACTATAAATAATTAATTATAACGATTCGGATGCATATGATAATTAGTGAAAATAATTGGATGATTGATAATTTTACGTCCACAGGACTTACATCAGATTACGATATAACATTTAATTTATATTCATTCAAACCATTAAATTTTTATTTAGCTTCTGAACAAGCAGCAATTAAATTATCAGAAAAATATAAAAATCTTTATGTGGGATTGAGTGGTGGTATTGATTCGGAATATGTATTAGTATGTTTTCATAAATTAAAAATTCCAATAATTCCTCTGATCATATTATGTGAAGGAAATGAGGAAGAAACAAAATACGCATTTAAAATATGCAAAAAATTAAATATTATTCCTAAAGTTATAACTTGCTCAAATTATGAAATTTTGGATATATGTGTAAATTTCATATATAAAAAAATGAATGGTGTAGGATTTCAGTCTGCAACAAGAGCGCATGCAATGCATTATGTTAAAAACAATGGTGGAACTTTGATCTGCGGGGATAGTATTATAGGTGATGGTAATAGGTTAATAAGAGATAGTGAATATACTATGGATGAATGGGCTGGGTATTTTGGATACGAGATTGGATTTTTTACATACACTCCAGAACTTACATATTCCATGATTAGCGGAAATACTTTAGACGGCGAAAATATGAGCTGGAAAGAGTATAAATCTAAATTATTTGGATTAGAAATGAGGGATAAGATGAGCTACATATATCCAAAAAATAATCAAAAGATTATTGAATCTATGTATAGAGTTGATCCGATCGAGCAAAAAAGACTCAATCATCTGCGTTCTCTAGGCATTCCCGTTCCGAGAGAACCTCCGCCACTTTCAACAAATAATAATTTTAAAACTGGAATAAAATGGAAAAAAAATGAGATTCTTGATATATTTAAACCATATCTAATATGAATTCTAACATTCAAATATATTCACCAGATAAATTTGGTTTTTATCAAGTTGGCGAATATAAAAGTTATAGCAAAATAGAAGCAATAGAATATTCTTTGAAGAGCAAAATAAATGTTCATTGGAATTTCAATGATGAAGTATTTTCAAAAGTAGACTTTTCAAAAGCTCCGGATATTTCTTTGAGTGACTTGTATAAATTAAGATGTCAGCAAATTAGAAATTCGTATGACTACATTGTTTTATTTTATAGTGGTGGATCTGATAGTCACAATATGTTGATGCATTGGATCGAATCTGGATGTAAAATAGACGAAGTGGCTATTTTAATATCATACGATGGATCTAAAGAAAAATATGATTACGCGAATGCTGAACAATTTCGCGTTTCTATTCCTAATACTATAGAACTTTCAAAAAAACACAATTTCGATTACAGGATAATAGATTTTTCAAAATACGTTATGGATTATTTATCTAACGGTGAAATAATATACGACATGAATTATCATCTTTCACCTAACAATATAGCAAAATCTTTACTAAGAAGTAAAATAGACGCATGGAAAGATTTGATTTTATCTGGTAAAAAAGTATGTTTCGTTTGGGGACATGATAAGATTAGTCTATTCCCTGAAAAAAATGGAAAAATGACTTTAAAATTTATGGATCAGCTAGATAATCTAGTATCTCCGATAACGCAAAGAAATTATAACAACGGATGGTACGATGAATTTTTTTATCTTTCTCCAGATTTTCCTGAGATTATGAAAAAACAAATCGACATAATTAAAAAATTTTTAGATATAAAAACTGGAAGTGTTTTTAATTTATTATCATATTACCAGCAAAAGAATAATCATAGAGGATATTCTTCTAGATTAAATATGTATCTTTCTGATGACGGATACAGAAAACTTCTATATCCATATTGGAATCTAAATACGTTTTCTTATGGAAAATCCCCATCTACTTCCAAGTCGAGGATTGATGATTGGATATGGAACGGAAATATGCCACAAAAAGATTTATTTTTATCTCAACATGAAATATTCCAATCAAAATTTGCATCGCTTCCTTTTAATATTTCTAGAAAAAAATATGAAATTATTTGAAAGAAAATAGATCAACTTGAGATGTAGATATCGTTTCTAATATATTTTGAGATTCCTCAATTATTTTTATTAAAGATGCTTTCTTTGTCAAAAAATCATTTCTTTTATTTTCAAATTCAGAAATACTAGTTCCAGAATCAATGATCGTTCTAAACAGGATATCACATTCTATCGGAAATCTATCATTAAGAAAATTTATCATTCTTTGTTTTATCAGTATTTCTGATTGATCTTCGACCTTAGATATCTTACACGTTGCTGAAAATGTCGAATGATTAAGAACATACGTGCAATCAAATTTCGATACACCGTCCATATTTATTTTATTTTTTAATAAATCATACAATAAATTCGGATTAATTTCATTTTCCACATAATATAATCTAGAGATATCATAATCTTTTGTAACGTCTATTTCAGAAATATATTCTAAAATATTTATTTTATTTTCATCTAGATACAATAACTTTACATTCTGTGTCATCTGAATCGCTCCCCTGTGAACCAATTAACCAGTGAGTATCTTGTGCCCTTTGTCACTGGTGTTACTCTATGTTTTAGAAAAGACGGAAAGACTACAATAGACCCCTGTGGTCTAGAATCTGGAACTATTCCGTTCTCGAATTCAAAATTTCCGCCTTCATAATCATCTGGATTAGTGATGCTTATGGTCATACTCAATTTTCTCATGTCATTCTGAAATCCAAAAGAATCTTCATGAAAATCGTAAAACTCATCGTTATCGTATATAGTGAACTGTGGCGCCTGCTGCCCGGTTATGGAAAAATTCCAACCACTATTTTGATTCGCATAGGCCATGTATCTCCAAGATATAGCAGAAACCCAATCAGTAGGATCAAAAAAACCTACTTTAGATTTTCTTTTTTTTTCATTTATATCTCCTTCTGAATTATCGCCCCGCCCGCCAACTTTTGCGGAAATTAATTCTAATTTTTTTCCTTCAGTAATAATTGCTTCGCAAACAGAAACTGGTATAATACCTTGCCACGACCACCACATCGGATCAATCATCATACTTTTTTCTCCCACACATTATCACGATAGTGACTGAAGGCCGCACTATGTCTATCACGATGTTTCATATAACGTGCTTCATCTTCTTTGGTCATCTCTTGTATTTTTGCTACAGTATTATATCCACGTTTGAATGGTATAGCTTGCATTAGAGGATATCCGCTTTCCAATTTAATTACTCCAGACTCCATTTTAATAAAACCTGGAAAATTTACATACTCATGAAAATTATCTGTATCAACTATTCCGGCCATTAATTCTAAATTATCATCTGTTCTATTTATTGGTGATATAAACAGAGTCGACCATCCAGGTGGAGTTTGAACCATCCACCAGTTTAAAAATTTCAATGGATGTTTAGGAATGCTGGGATGCGTTATTACCTGGGATGTTCGATGTGACTGCACTATTGGCCAAATGAAATCGGTCTCCCAAGTAACTCCAGATCCTTTGTCTCTAACACTAATATGAACATCTGCAGCTAATGGAATTATCCATCCCGCGCACATGGCATCTAAAAATGGCGGACATCTTTTCAGTGTGGGGGTTGGTGTTATGGATCCTTTTGCTGGAGCAGCATATGGGACTAATTTTTTATACCATTCTGGAATATATCTTTTCGCAGGATAAGGTTCTGGAATAACCCCTTTCAGGCGAGGTTCGCATTTAAACACAACACTTTCTTCTGTTTTATTCCAAAACATAATATAGACTCTCCAAAATATACATTATACTTCAATTCGAAATAATTGTCAAGGGTTATTGTGCAGCAAATGAAACCGTCACACTTTTGCCTGGAGCCACAGAAACTGTATACCCTGCTAATGATTGGACATTAAATGTATTTGTTCCTGATCCACCAATACCACCTGCGCCTGCACCAGTTCCGGCTGAGCCAGCGGTGCCAGCATTTCCAGCAGCGCCAGGGTTTCCAGCACCACCTGCGGTCGCACCAGTTCCATCAGTGCCAGGGTTTCCAGCTGCGCCAGGATTTCCAGCACCACCAGGGGTTGCACCAGTTCCAGCAGCACCAGCAGTTCCAGCAGCGCCAGGGTTTCCAGCACCACCATTTCCACCAGCACCACCTGCGGTCGCACCAGTTCCAGCAGCACCTGCAGTTCCAGCAGCGCCAGCATTTCCAGGGTTTCCAGCACTACCTATGCCCTGCGAGCCACCTCTTCCACCAACCCCTCCGATCGCGCCACCTTTATTGTTTCCAGCTCCAGCAGCTCCACCTGGTCCATATAAGTTGGTCGCGTCACTGTAGTCCCAACCATGACCGCCCGGATACGCGCCCCATGAATAATCACCACCACCACCACCGCCGCCGCCACCTTGACCACCTGATCCAGCAGTTCCGCCAGTTCCATTATTTCCTGGGTTACCTGCAGTTCCTGCGTTTCCTGCACCACCTGCGGTTCCTGCTCCACCACCTGGGCCGCCTGCGCCATTAGTTCCTGGATTTCCGTTAGTTCCTCTGTTTCCTGCAGCGCCAGCAGTTCCTGGATTTCCATTGTTTCCTGAATTTCCTGGGTTTCCTGCTGTTCCAGCAGCACCAGCAGTTCCAGCTCCACCATTAGTGCCTGGGTTTCCTGCTGTTCCTGCATTTCCAGTAGCACCAGCAGTTCCAGCTCCACCATTAGTGCCTGGGTTTCCTGCAGTTCCTGCATTTCCTGCAGCGCCAGCAGTGCCGGCAGTTCCATTGTTTCCTGAATTTCCTGGGTTTCCAATAGTTCCTGCAGCGCCAGCAGTTCCAGCTCCACCATTAGTGCCTGGGTTTCCAGCTCCACCATTAGTGCCTGGGTTTCCTGCTGTTCCAGCAGCACCAGCAGCATAAGTAACAGATGGAGTAGATCCAGTCCATGCTGTTGGTCCATTAAATGTAGATGCAGTTCCAACAGTGCCAGCAGCACCCGCAGTTCCTGGGTTTCCAGCCCCACCACCTGTCGCGCCAGTTCCAGCAGCGCCTGCATTTCCAGCGACGCCAGGGTTTCCAGCACCGCCAGCTCTTGCAGGAACCGTTGCATTTCCTGCAGCGCCCGCGTTTCCTGCAGCGCCAGGATTTCCAGTTCCTCCTGCAGTAGCACCTGTTCCGGCTGTGCCAGCAGTTCCAGCAGCGCCAGGATTTCCAGTTCCTCCTGCAGTAGCACCTGTTCCTGCTGCACCAGCAGTTCCAGCAGCGCCGGGGTTTCCAGCACCGCCAGAAGTCAGGACAGGAGGAGCGGGGGCCCCACCAGCATTTCCAGCAGCGCCAGGATTTCCAGTTCCTCCTGCAGTAGCACCTGTTCCATTAGCCCCTGCATTTCCAGCTACGCCAGGGTTTCCAGCAGCGCCAGGGTTTCCAGCACCACCTGCGGTCGCACCAGATCCAGCGCCTCCATCAGTTCCATTGGCTCCACTTCCTGCTGCACCACCTGGGCCGCCACCAGTGTCATTACTAACTGCATATCCAGGTATATAACCCCCGGCACCACCCGCGCCGTGTGGGCCCCCATATGATCCTCCTGGACTTCCAGGAGCGCCATAGTCCGTCGTTCCTGCTCCACCTTGACCACCACCACCACCACCACCATCATATCCACCGTTACCGGCAGTGCCTGGGTTTCCAGCACCACCAGCAGTTCCAGCTCCACCATTAGTTCCTGGGTTTCCTGCTGTTCCTGCATTTCCAGTAGCGCCAGGATTTCCAGCAGCGCCAGCAGTTCCAGCTCCACCATTGTTTCCAGGATTTCCGTTAGGTCCTGTGTTTCCAGCTGGGCCTGCAGTTCCGCCAGTTCCATTGTTTCCTGGGTTACCTGCAGTTCCTGCGTTTCCAGCTGCGCCTGCAGTTCCGCCAGTTCCATTGTTTCCCGAATTTCCTGGATTACCTATAGTTCCTGCTGCGCCTGCAGTTCCAGCTCCACCATTAGTGCCTGGGTTTCCTGCTGTTCCTGCATTTCCAGCAGCGCCAGCGGTTCCACCACCGCCATTAGTGCCTGGGTTTCCTGCAGTTCCTGCATTTCCTGCAGCGCCAGCGGTTCCACCATTACCAGCAACACCATTCGTTCCTGCAGTTCCATCACTTCCGGATCCAGAAACTGTTATGGTTCTAACGCCATATGGCACAGTGTATGTGCCCGATGAATTAAACGTCACTGACCCTGCTGGTATTACAGGGTCAGTTAATAGTGCTGTTGCTGTGAACATTATTATCCTTTTTTATCAGCTAACTGTAGAAAATCTGCTGGAATGTCATTAATAGTTTTAGCAAACCATCTCATCTGATACTTTTCTGTTTTATCTTCTGAAATCCAAAATAATTTTTCAAATATGAGAATTGGTAATTTAGTAACAGGAATTTTTCCCCACTGTCCAGGGGCAAGTTCTGGATCATTGAACCATGTGCTCAAAGCAGCCAAATGTTCTTCAGGAACTGGATTATATTTTAAATCCGTGTAATTTATATTATTATCCTCTAGATAGTTTCGGAATGCTTGCGACTCTTCTCCATCTGTAGAATTTAAATAAATGTCTGTATATTTAATTGGTGTAGCCATATTTGAAATCTCCTATTTAAAATCTGACAACCTATCCTAATCTAGGCTTCAATAAATGATTGTGAAATATACCATCTTGTGTCGCCATCAAATTTAGTGCAAACATATATGGTAACTTTATTTGCGGCTGATGATACTACTGGTAATGTTGCGCTGTTATTATACAACAGAGTTTCACCAGCAGGTGCTGCAAATGCCATTGTGCGACTTCCAGTGCCATCCTGTTTGAAAATTACAACAATAGTTTTAATTGCTTCAGTTTTACCTGGCATGCCTGTAGGCAATGTAACAGTTGCGTTTCCTGTTAATAATACTCTTTGAACATTTCTTTGAGTGGATAATGTAATCGCTGTGGATGATGCGCGATACGACATTGCGTCTTCTGTGAAATTTCTAATTTTTTTACTAGAAAAGTTTACGTTATTCGAAAATACTCCAAATGAAGCTGTGTTTGAATAAACTCCGTTCGCACCACTAGTATTGATATCAGTGTTACCGGATACAGTCAATTGAGATGTAACAGTCGCTTTATTTGTTGAAGTGTTACCAGATACTGTTAAGTTTGTTCCAACGGTTGCGCGACCAGATAGAGTCGCAAGACCACTTGCTCCGATTGTTGTGAACGAACCAGTGTTCGCTGTTGTAGCTCCCACAGTTCCATTATGTGCGCCAAAAAATGGACCACCAGTTATTCTGCCAATAGTTGTATTTCCGGAAACAGTCAATAGGGAGGTAACAGTCGCTTTATTTGTTGAAGTATTGCCAGATACAGTTAAGTTTCCTGTATGGGCTAAAATTCCGGTTGAAGTTGTTGTCTTACCAGCAGCACCTAATGTTGTATTGCCAGATACAGTTAAATTAGTAGATACTGTTGCACGACCTGTATGCCCAAGCAATCCAGTTGTTGTAATTGTCTTACCAGCAGCACCTAATGTCGTGTTACCGGATACTGTTAGATTTGTTCCAACGGTTGCACGACCAGATAAAGTCGCGAGACCCGTAGACGTAAATGCTACGTTTGCGGTAATCGTATTTGCGTAGAGAGAAGAATTGTTGATAGCAAATTGACTTAAACGATCAAACGCTATATTGGAATTCGTTCTCCAAGTATTGAATGTATTTGTGAGAGCTACGTTTGCAATTTTAGCCATTTGAATTCCTATTTAAGCGTGAGCTGAATCAGTAAATTTTTGATATCAGCAATATCTGTTTTTAATGTATTTATATCATCTAGGGCTGCGTTCAATTCTTTCTCTCTACTTCTCTTTTTCCTATAAGCATCCAGTGCAGTTTGATTCACATTTATTACGGCTGGTGCTTCTTCTTTTCCCGTAATATTTCTAACAAAATCTGGAGTTTCTTTTATTTTTGCAAGCATATAACTCTTAAGTCAGTGATTCTTGGAGGCTTAACTGTAACTGTATTTGTCATAACTATTTTGATCGCCAAATATTTATATCCTGTAAATCGTGCACCTAAGCTGTTTCTATACTCTATAACTCCAGTTGTATTATTTGCACCAGACAGATTAACCACTATACCATTTCGAGTGACTTTTTGAGCATTCGTTGGATACGTTTTCACACTGTAAACGTATTCTTTGAAATCTTCTGTATTTTCTGTATCTGAAATAATAGTAGATGCTGTATTTTGAGTCATCGGCATCCATCTAGTGTTTAGGAACGTATCGCTATCTTCTCTATGAATTATTTTATAATACACAAAAATATTGGCTGTAGGTGGTTTATAAGCATTTACATAAACCAAAATATCTTCAGCGTCTTGACCATCAGCCAATGTAATATTACGTGTAATATATCTAGTTTTTGCACTACCGCCAGAAGAAACATAATCTTCAGTCGATTGAATATCAGTATTGGAATTTATCAAATTTTCAACAGAGGTAAGTGAAATGCGGTCTACGTCAATTGCTGGAGATACCAATCTACATGTAGAAGCTAAATGAATATTCATATTTAAAGAACCATCTTTCATGGTCGCGTTGCTAGCAGAAGTATTAGCTTCGTTGCTATAGCTCAAGACAAATTTTGATTCTGGAAATTCCTGAGTATCATTTACATTAATGTATGAATACGAACTATCAGAAGATGAAGAGCTCCTTGCATATCTTCCTGCAAAAGTGATAGCTGTGTTTGCTGGACTTATATAATCTGATGTAAATTGCGCCACGTCGAGTTTCAAATTCTGTAAACCTAAAATCCGTGCAGTATATCCTAGAGTCTGCGACCTAATAAATGTATTTGAAGTGAACATACGATTATTAGAAAACGAAGCGATCGGACCGCTATTGATAAAAGATATGTTGGCTAGATGCAAGTGTGTATTTGGATAATTAATGCTATCATAATATTCGATCTTTCCTGTTGGAGTCACGGTGCATAGGATTGATCCATTAGCAATAATTCTTCCAGTTGTTGAATTTGTATTTCTAATCCTTATAGTTTCTCCCGCTTTAAATTTAGAAGCAGTAGACACATTTTTAACTCTGATCTGTCCGTTAAAAATTCTTGTGTTTGAAGAAACTGTTGCTGTTGCTCCAGAAGTCATTCCTTGAATAAAACATACGTCATTATTAACATTTGTTCCAACAGTTATTGCAGAGGTCTTTGAAAATGTTCCACGTATTAATGTTTCGCCGTGAACTGATTCGCCAATTGATGAAAAATCTGAAGAAACGTTCGCAACCGTCAAGTAATCGCGATCGTCATTTTTAAATTTGATCTGTCCGGTATTGATGAGATTAAAATTTGCATAATACATTGTATACTTGATATCTTCTTCGTCAATTCCTGTGAATGTCTTATTATTACCGGATGCGAATAGCATACCGACTGCAGGTTGTTGAGAAACTCTTGTTCCTGTAACTAGATCATTTTCTCCAAGTCTGCTAGTAAAAATTGTAAAATTTGGACTTCCTCCACCAGGGATAATTTGAAATCCATATTCTTTTTTATCTAAAAGATACACGGGAGAAGGAAACACAAACGGAGTAGGTATTGAACCATCGTCACTAGTATTTATATCTGCAGGTTGTCGTCTTTTAGTTGCAAAAGGAAGGACTCGTCCAGTAAAAGCTCCGGTTAGCGGATCAATTTCACATATATTAACAATTACAGATTGAACTGGATCTTTTGTCGCAAAATATAAATCGATTTTGGTTAAATATATTCCAGTAGAAACAATTCCATTCCAAGAAAGTGTGTCTACTAAAAAAGTTTGGCCTATAGATTCGCTCATTTATTTTTCCAATTTAGTTTAAAATTAATTTTAATCACTATCGCCATAACTAGCTGGGGGAGGATTTGCTGCCGCATATGCTGCATCAGCAGCCGCCTGAATCTCCGCAGCTTGTGCAGCTGCTGCGCGGGCTGCTGCTGCAGCCGCTGCGGCCGCCTCTGCTGCAAATGTCGCATCAATATCATGAATGAGTCTTGCAAGTCTTTCTGGACCTAACGCCTCATTGGCAGCAGGACCTGCAGCTCCAGCAGGTCCTTGAACTCCGGCAGCTCCGGTAGCGCCTGTTGCTCCGGTAGCGCCTGTTGCTCCGGTAGCGCCTTCAAGACCTCTATCTCCCTGAATTCCCTGATCGCCCTTATCGCCCTTTGAGCCTGTTGCGCCTGTTGCTCCAGTAGCACCTGTGGATCCGGTTGCTCCTGTTGCTCCGGTGGCACCTGTTGCTCCGGTGGCACCTGTTGCACCTGTGGCACCGTTTCTTATAGTTCCGGTAACACGATTGCCGCTGCCAGTAATATTAGTCACCTCAGTAGTTCCTGCAAATGATTCGGAGACTCCAGAATAACTAAATGTTGGTTGTCTTGTAGAAACTACAGTATCCTGAGTTCCAGAAGTTAATCCTTCTGCAGTATACGTTGTTTCAGCAGAGGTCAATAAAGTTCCTTTTGCAGAACTATTCATAGGACTATCTGTTAATCTAAATATCTTAGATCCTGTTCTAAATTTTAATGAAGAATTATTTGGTAGATTAAATATTCCAGAAACAGATCCGTCTGCATCTGAAAAGAATGCATCACCCATATTTCCAGTTATAGTTAATGCACTAATTACCCCAGTTGCTGGAGTGATATATTTCGAAACATCAACTCCATCAAAAAACGCATAAAGTCTGCTATTTGGTTTCATTAAATTAGCTCTAAACTCAATTGCCCTCGCGCGCATGAATGGCTGAATATTTACATCTTTAACTAAACCGCCAATATTTTGAGTTGTAGTTTGCGGCGTTACCGTTGTTTTTATACCAGAGCGAGTATTTTGTTCGCTCACCAATGTTGCTTCTTCTGTAACGTATGACTGAACTACATCTTGACCGTCACTACCATTAGCAACTGTTGTTAGATTTGTTGTGCGTTCTGTGATAGATTTAGTAGTTGACCCAGTGATTGTTTTATTCCAAACACTCCAATCTGTTCCCCAAGATCCAGCAGCCATGTGAACAAACGCGTCAGAATTTAAATCAAAATTGACTTGAACGTCTGGACGATTAACAGTATCTACCCAAACATCACTATCTGGGAATAAACGAATTTGACCTTTAAAGGAATATACCGTTCCAGCAAGATTTCTTGTTGTTGTAGCATATCTTTGCTGCCCCATTATACCATGATTATATGGTAATGTGATTAAACTTCCTGGAAGAGTTTCAGTATTAACCGAAATAACACTTGATGATTTAGTTCCACTAGTTACTGGAGATGTAATACTAAATCCATCACTACAATTTTCCAAATACAATTTATTATCAATTTTATATCGAAGCGTTGCGGTAGCAGAACCATTCGTAATTATAGAACTATTCGAAAAATCAACTTGAGAATTAGAGATGTAGACAACTTGATCTCGGCAATAACCACGTGTTGCAAAATTTGTTCTTACAACGTTCACACTATTTGCGGCGTTATAAAATACTGGTATGTTGTCCATTTTGAATGGAGGACGACCTTCGCCAGCTTTAGTATCGATCGAAATTTTATAATCAAGATCGTGAACATTTCCAACACCGTGTCCAGAAAATGAATCGACCAAAATTCCGTTTTTAAATCTATCTACTCCAGTAGAGTCTGCAATAGAAAGATTTTTTGCATCTTTCTCTAGCATGCTTAACGAGGTATAATATTCTAAATGATCCACTCTATCGCGAATTGCAGCGATATCTTTCATTGTGAATCTTTCATTCTTTGTTGGAACTATCGAACAAGATATATCTGCTCGGTTATAATTTCTTCCTTCATCTGGAGTCAATGATGGATATGGCGCTACTGAAATTGTAGCGATATGCATCACATCATCTTTAATATTAGGTGTTGCTGGAGACAATGATGGAATTCCTCTTATCGAAGAAAATACTCCGCTAGAATTTAAAACGAGTGCATCTTTACGCTTTAAATAATATTCATAGTCTATAGTGAAACTAGCTGCGCTCGGAATCGTATGGAGTCCGCCCGATGGTTGATCAAACGCAGTAGATTTTGCAGGATTAGTAGAGATATTCGATATCGCAGTAACTGTATTTGCTGTATCCGTTATTCTTGGACGAATATCAATACAATCTCTTAGATCATATGTTATACCATCGGCGGATGAAGTATATAGTGGAATTTCTTGAGTAAAAATTGTAGCAGTATTTGCACCAGTATCGCTCACAGGATATGAATCGACAGTAAGGTAACCAACTCCAGAAGAACTGCTATGTGTAAAATAATCAAACTTTACAAGAAATCTATCATTAGCAGATATTGTTAATCCGCTTGTAGATTTTTTTACAAGTTTTGCATGATCATAATAATTATCTGTCATTCCAGAATCTAAAGTGAAATGTGAAGTGACGTCTGTTCCCTCAGTCAAAGATGCAAATCTGCTAGGCGTTCCTGTTTTTTGACGAACTGAAATTAATTTAAATCCATCAGATGAACCTAATGGCCATGGTCCAGTTGTATTTGCAGTATATCCGCCACCAGTTCCGCAACGAATTTCAACTAATCTGGACCTGTTAATTGTTTTGGCTGCTTCTCTTCCATTAGCTTTATTTAATTTGCAAATAATGGTTGCATCTAAAGCCTGAGATGGTGGAGTTTTAATATCCAATGCCATAACTGTAGTCGATAAAAGCGTCATAGTTCTTTGCTGCGTATTAGTATCTCCAGAAAAATCTAAGACGTGACCTGGAAGATACCTTTTATGATATGTTCCACTACTCGAAGCCGAAGCAACAACTTCTAAAGTTAATGCTGTTGCACTCGCAATAGATTTAACTACATTATATCCTGCAGGTGTAGTAGATATAACATCACCTGGAACTAATTGAGTTGTAAATGATGTACCACTTCCTGTAACAGATGCACTTCCATTAGTGATAGTAACAGTTCCAGTTAAATTTGCAGTATTTGCAGTTCCTCTGCTAACAACATAATATTCTTTTTTCTGAGTAGAACTTAATGCACCAATACTTCCAGAAAATGTTTCACTCGCTACTGCTGTATCGACCGAAGCAGTTCCGGCAGTAGAAAATGATATATCAAATGATTTATAGAATGAAAAGTCCGTAGTTATATTACCACTTGTGTCTCTTATTCTTTTTAAAGCCTTTGCAGGTATCTTGAATACAGAATAGTCATACGAAGGATCTGTAGTATTTGCGCTTTTACCAGTAGCTTTGGCTCCAATTTCAGAACATATATCTGACCGCCCCGTTGTTAGAGATGTATTTGCTATCTGGGTTCCTGCTGCATAACAAACACTCATTACATCCGCAAACGATCTATTTGGTGATGTGATTTTGATATCTGTTAAATATAGTTTGTATATTGCTTCGCGCGTTCCGCCAGTTCCAGTATAACGCTGAATTCCTTTAACTCTTGCAGTTCCTAACTCAGATCCAGGCATCGCCATCGTTCCGCCACCAGCCCCACCATTGACTGTAGCTATACCGCTATTGGCGGTATTTGCGCTTCGCAGAGAAACGATACCTTGTCCATTGATATCCCACTTACCCATTACATTTTTTACATAAACATAATTTCCATAGTCTGCGAGAATAGTGCCACTGCTAACAGCTTTGTAGTCAATCCCCTTTTCCAAACTTAATGTTGAACTGGTTATTGTTTCAATGTCATAACCCTTCACATACGCCTTACCTGGATCGATATTGACTGCTATAAGAGAAGTATTTCCACCTAATTCTGAAGTAAATACGCCGTGATTGTTTCCAGTATCGTAATGCGGTAGAAGTCTAGTTTGTAATCCACGAACTACATAATCGCCCGACTCGTCACGAGTTCTTTGAGCCATGTAATCTTTTACTGCTGCATATTCTGGCTTTGTAGATTGATTTTGAATTATTCCATTTTTAATTTGCAATAATTCAACGAAGTTATTTGAAGTTGAAGATGTTATGAATTTTTTCGCAAGAACTGCATACATTTTAAATCTGCTTGCGCCTGGGGCTGCGTAGTTATACGCACCTGCTGCTGGATCTAGAAGCGTAGTATCATCTGCTTCGTTTACAATACTTTCTTCTACATTATATCCGATTCTATATGTTGGGTATATCGAATATCTTTCTAGAACTAAATTTTGCGCATCAGTTCTGATAAAATGATCTTTTGAATAAATGATACCAGAATTAATTGTTATTCTGCTTCCTACGCCACCGGCAAATGCAGAAATTAAATTGGCTGATAATCCACCGGAAGCTGTGATGACTTCTCCGTTAGCAAAATAACTAGTGCCGGAGGTATTTCCGCTGATGTATTTTACAAACAGCGTTTTGAAGTTTGGTGTATTTGCTTCTGCGCCTACACCATAGTCTAAAACAAGAGCTTTGACTTTTTGATTTGCGCCAGTGATTGTTTTCCCAATATATTGATCTAACTGAACTGCTTCTCCCGACGCATTGTTATCACGCAATTTTATATAATAAATTTCTCTATCTAAGTGCGCTTCACATCCACTAACAATGCTTCCTTCTTTAAAAATATGGGAAGCAAATCTATCAATTTGGTTTTGTAGTATAGATTGAAGTTGTGTTAATTCGCGCGCTTGAACCGCAAGACCCGGTCTAAAAAGAATACGATGAAAATTTTTCGATTCATCAAAATCGTCGTAATACGGGGCTGTATTTAGATTAGTTGAAATCGTTACATTATTTGAAGAAACCATTTATTTTCTCTCTTAAAAACTTAAAACGATTTTAACATCTTCGAGCTGATCAGATGCTCTAGTGATCGGAACTCTATTTTCATTGTAAATAATAACGCCAGTATATTCTTTCAATGCTGGTCTTATATATGAGATAACATTTGCTGTATATCCAGAAGTTACTCCTTGAACAGTTTCGCCTTCTGCAAAACTTTGTCCGATACCACTTGTAACTAATCGAATCAATTTCAATACGCCTTTAGTTCTAGAACTATTGGTGTTTGCAAAATAAACTAAACGCCCTTTAGCGCCACTTTGATTTCCTCTTATAACTTCATCTGTCGTAAAATCACCAGAAACCACGTTGACTGTAATTCTATGAGTTTGATCAATGACGGAAGTATTTGCTGCAGAACCATTTCTTAATAAAGGATCGCGAATAATTCCAATTGTTCTAATATCATTATTAGTTGGTAAAGTATTTGATTCTGCACCTTTTAGTTGAACGTTCATCATTATATATTTGCCAAACAACTCATTAACTGGACTTGATCCATGCCCCCGCACTGGTGATATAATAGGGATTGCTTTTGCGCCGGACCCATGAGAAGTATTTGCAGAAATCACTACGTTTGCGCTAGAATAATTTGCACCAACTCTTATCATAGAAATTTTTCTAACTTGACCACCAACCGTATTCGATACCCAAGCAGTCGCGCGTTTTGTTTCTGTTGTTCCACTGTCTCCAGATATTGTAACTGTTGGACTTATAGAATAAGTCGACGTTGTATTCGGAGTTATCGTAAATGCAGTATTTACCGTCAATGCCCTGGTAGTACCAACATAATTTATAATTTTTCTTAACGATCCACCAAGGCCAGATCCTTTTCCAGAAGTGATCATTATGGAAGATCCAACATATGCGTCATCTGTTCCGATAGCATTACTTCCAAGAACAAAAACTGTAGAGTTTGATATAGAAGAAAAAACATTTGAAGTAGAAAGATATCCACTTCCGTTCGCAGTAATTTGTATATGTTCTATTGAACCATTAGCAGCTGCTTGTTGAACAATCCATTGCGCACTAGAATCATTAGCTGAAATATTTTTTACTGGTATAAATTGATTCGTTAAAAACTTATTTTTCTCGCCAGCAGATACTGTATATAAAAATTTCCATCTATAATGATCTGCAGTTGAAATAATAGATGTGCTTGTTCCAGTAGGAACTACAGTAGAATTTGCACCAAAGTTATTGTCAATACATTTATATACATTGTCTTGCGAAGTCATAACATAAAATGGCGAACCACTCAGAGAAGCATTATTTGAGGTGTATTGGGTATAAACTGTATTTGCGGTCCAATTGAAACGCGGAATACAATGCGTTACATCTGAAACTTGAATTCGTTTAAGTCCAATAATATCACGCCAAAAATCGTAATATGTAGAATCATAAGAATCTACAGGTGTTGGTGGTGTCGCATCATTCGCATAAGCATAACTTTTCCCCGCAAACAAATAATAAATGTTTGGATTAGTTTCTGAAAATGACTCAAGAAATTGAATCGCGTTATGTATGCGAAAATGCGATGTTACCAACGAGGCCATTGAAAATTATCCGCCAAGAACTGTTGTATACGATACGTTCAATGTGTCGCCGCTCGAAACAATTTTATCCCCTGCAGAGAAAAGCCCAGCAGAATATAATGTTCCAGTTGTTGAACCAACACCAGCATTGCTCTTATTTGGATTTGAAGTTAAGAATGCGCCCTTAACGGTACCCGAGCTCGAAATCGAAAATACGCAAGCGTTCGATGAAGAAATCGCTTTGGATGCAGCACTTGCAAATGTAACCTGACGAAGCGAAGTCTGACTAAAATTCGGAGCATTATTACTATTGGCGTATCCCCAATTACTATGGCTTGCTTGAGTATCTGTATTAGCAACTGTTGCATAGTTATTAGAGCCTTTTACTGAACTAATCAGACCAATATACCATGAGGTCACTTGTGTGACGGATTTAAACTGAACTCCAAGCATGTGATTGCGGCCCTGATCAGTTACGACGTTTTGAATATAATCTGACCATTTTAGATTACCATCTTTATCGTAACATTCAGTTACATAATATCCAGCGGGAGATGTAGCTTCTGATGAACTTGCTCCACGTGTTACTGATGCAGCGAAAGCATCTTTTGAAATTGCGATTTCTGAAGACATAATTTTTCCTTTATTTGTGATAGGATAATGTATTGCTTTAATACTATTTCCTATTTATACGTGATATTTCATATATTTACGATCCCCAATACATTAGTGCATTTGCTGTCGTTGGTACGTAATCTGACGTTAGAGTCAAGAAGCTATTGGAGTAGATTGTTGCAACAGTATAGAGATTTGTATTTGCGCCGCCAACAGTCGCTGGTATAATCTTCACAATTGTTGAAGATATAATTGTGCCATTTCCAAAGTTTCCATTCGCTTGACGATCTAGATTACGTCCGAAATCAGGAGGAGTTACTAGAACAAGTCTTGGGATTCCGTTCAAATCAGTCATAGTTTGAAGCTGAACAGCTTTGAATACATTCACAGTATCCGTGCTAAACGCAGATATCTGTGTATTGCCATATACAACTCTTACATATCCATCAGATTGTCCAGTCGTTGTTGAAAGTTTAAATATTAGAGCGGTTTGTCTATCGGAAACCAATCCAGCAGTTTCTAATATAGAAGCAGGACCAGTATACACAGCTATCTGCGAATCTGTTGCTGTTCCGCTTGTTTCTAGAATAGAAGCAGGGCCAGTATACACAGCTGTTTCTAGATCAGCAGGTGTAGAATTTTCTAGAACAAAACCTGGACCAGTATACACAGCTGTTTCTAGATCAGCAGGTGTAGAAGTTTCGGAAACTGATGCTAATGAATTCCACTGAGCTGTTTCTAGATCAGCAGGTGTAGAAGTTTCGGAAACTGATGCTAATGAATTCCACTGAGCTGTTTCTAGATCAACTACTGTTCCTCC